TATCTCACATGCTTTTGTTTTCTTGTTAAAGTATCTTTTTTTATCTCTCCACTGTAAGAAATGAGAATATTCATGTATGAGAATTTCAAATCCCATTCTATTCTTCATGGCCACAATGAATTCTTTATTCGGAGCATCGAACCAACCCCCACAGTAGTCAATCTCTTCAGGAGACATTCCACCATGACGTTCTGATCTCTTTTCACCAGCCGTGTGTGAATATGCATTCGTAATACGGTTATTAGCAACATAACCAAGAACATTGTTTGGATCTAATGCCTTTTTCTTGAACTCTGGAGACAGGATCATATCAGATCTATCTGAAATTGATTTAGTAATAGCTGCACGATAAAGTTTATCTGGATCATTGTATTGTTTTCTCCAACCTTCTTTCGGGATACCTAAGATATTAGTTGCAGCACCTACAATTTCACTATTTGCTTCTTCGTCAGACACTTCTTCATCACCAGAATCCTCATCCATACCAGATAATAGGAATATTAGGTATCGTAAAGCGCGATTAACATATCTATTTCCACCCATACCGGGATTATCTTTTCCAACACTGCTTCTGTTTAACTGTGCCGCAGAAATGAACGGACATTTGAAGATATACGACATTGCACGCACCTGCTCACAGATATACTTGATACGCTCGTAGGAATTGGTTCCCTTCTCTGTATGCATCAAAGAAATATAATCGATTACAACTGCATCCAAATGGATTCCACTGTCTGTTATTTTCTTGATGAATGCTGTTAATTGTTTTGGAGTAATCGTGGAAGGTGGGAATTCCTTAATATAGATCTTACCTTCAGGATTTTTCTTCTGCTCGTCACTAAGAGCATATCTTAATGTATGAGGATCAGTTTTAAAGTCCTTCATTGGAATCTTTGTGATATTAGATGCGATTCTCTTCGCATACAACATCTCGGACATCTCCAAAGTGATAACAAGGACAGATTTTCCCTGTGCTGCAATATTAGCAGCAACATTTCCTAGGAAAATACTCTTTCCAATGTTCGCTTGGCCAGCAAATATGTATAATGCCTTGCCCTCTTGTCTCCATCCACCATCCAAATGTTCATCAACCCACTGCCATCCAGAAGATATACACATATCTTCGTTGAGAATATCATCAACTACTTTATCTTTATCTCTAAAAAGTTCGATTCCTCGATCAATCTCCAAACAAATCTTACAGATTTCTTCAAATGCATCCAACACTTCCATTGGATTCTTAACTTTCTGCTCTACATTCTCAGTGATTTCGAGAATCTTGCACCAAGTTGCTCTTTCTTTCAAGAAACGTTCGGTATTTGCATACAACTCATCCTTATCCAGATTTTTATCCATCGTTTGGAACGATGATATAAGTCTTTTAAAGTCTCTCTTTAACGCATCTGTTGTAAGATACGGTTTAATTTCCGTAATGGTTGGAAGTTTTCCACGTTTATCGTAAAAGTCTCCAACAATTTCAAAATATTTGGCTATATGTTCATTTGAGAAATACTCTGGTTTCACATAATCTGCAATTGAATTGAGATATGTTGCATCTGTCATTGCCTTGAAGGCTATAATATTTTCGTATTCGTCAAGATCAATCATTTTCAGTCACTATTCTATCTACAATTTCTATAAATGCCAGTTCTTCGGCTTTTAAATCTTCTTCTAGCCACTCCTTGACCAGTGCAGGCATCCAAGGACAAGGCCAACCATCATATGTTTCTTCAATCATCTTAAAATCTTTTCGTATTGGACTCGTTGTTCATGGGTTATATTGTCCGGATTTAAATAATATTCTAATGGATGTAATCCAGTATCCATTAGATTTGAAATTTTTATACTATATGGTGATCTCTTACACCATATTTGTTGTTCGTGGACCAAATGATAGAATAATAGATATGCATTGGCAGCTTTTACATACTCGTCAACATTAACATCTAAGTTGTGTTTCTGAATAAGTTGGAGTGCTTGCATCTCACAATCATGTTCAAGTTCTATAACATCTTCAATGGCCTGTTTTATAACATCTTTTTTATAAAACTTACCACCAATCCATGAAAATACTATCTCACATGCTTTTGTTTTCTTGTTAAAGTATCTTTTTTTATCTCTCCACTGTAAGAAATGAGAATATTCATGTATGAGAATTTCAAATCCCATTCTATTCTTCATGGCCACAATGAAT